AATAGCTTCTTTTGAAAAGTAAGAATTAGGAACACTATTTGGAGGCGCGTATGGTTTAAGTATTTCTGAAGAAAGAGGAGAATTAGACATCCCCGGTAAACCTGCATTTTGTACAACTGGGGCTGATCTACCTGCAATAGTATAACTAGGATTTAATTCTGTAGTTAGTTGAGTAATTGAATCTGCATCTAAAGTTGGTCTTAACATTGATGCTGCTTCATCTATAGCAAAAGAATCGCTTAAAAGAGTATTAGTGAATGCTTCATTTGATAGAGGTAATTGACCTAAAGATTCAACACTAATAGGACTAGTAGCTAGTGAACCTGTAGTTTGTGCTACAGTTGGTGCACCTGTAGTTGTTGCAAAAGCAAAATCACCTCCTAGTCCTGTTGTTCCAGCAGCCATATCTGAAGCAACCGTTCCACCAACACTTTCTGTTAATCCCGGTGATACCCCTGCCATTAATGAACCCATGCCAAACGACATAGCCCCTGACATAACTCCACTTAATGCAGCGTCTCCAAAGCTTTGACCAGCTAGTAAACCACCGGCTGTAGTACCTATACCTGCACCTAATGCTGCGCCACCAAGACCGCCTAATGCACTTGCTCCTAAAGCAGTACCTATACCGGGAAGAAGGAATGATCCAGCTATACCACCTATAATAGGTAGTAATGCTTGCATATTAAAAGCTTCAGGTAATCCTGTGTCTGGATTAATAGTTAGCTGACCAAGTGAAGCTAGTCCCTGTACCTCTCCCGGTGTCATGTGTACTAGAGTTGTATCACCATACCTACCACGATCTGCTAGTTGACCAGCTTCTTCTTGCATAGGATACTGCTGTGAAGGCATACCACCCTCATTCATAAGAATAGGACTATTTACTTGTGGAATACCATTATAAGGGTTAGGAGCAGTAGGAACACTATTTAAATAACCATTAGGAACATAAGCAAGTTCCTGATTAGGATTACGCATATTCATAATATTAGCTAAACCGCTATATTGAGCATTGCTATTAATCATTTATTTAGTTCCCTGCTTTGGATTCATGTAGTGAGACTGTGGTTTAGTCATATCTGCATGGAAAGTACTAGTATTATTTCTTTGTTTATTATACAATGCATCTTTAGAATATGCCATACCTTCAGTAGTTCTTGCACCAAAATAATCAGTTTGAGGTGCAACACCATTATTGACATTCTCAATAAATGTGCTATTTTGTATTAATTCCATCATAGTTTTATAATCATTTTGCATATTAGTGAAAGTCCACCCAGCCTGTTCCTGAAACATAACCTTTATATTTTTTAGCTTTTGTAGCGTAAACAATAAAACCTTCTTCTGGTCTACCAATTGTTCCAACACTTACTACAGTTCTTACTCGTGTAGCTGGTTGAGCTTCTACTTCAAAATCTCTTTGTTCAAGAAGAAACTTCATTTCTGAAGCATAACGAATAAGATCATTATAAAGTTGTTGACTGTCTACCATATTTAAGTTAGCATAATAGGGTAACTCAGGATAAAGTTTATTAGCCATTTTTAACGACCACCATCAGGTTGTATACCCATACGAACACTACCCCACCGCCAACTAGTACCAGCTTCAGTAGAAGAAACTCTTACAGATGCTTGTCTACCTCTAGCTCTCATATCAATCTTTTGAGTACCTGTATTAATTGTAAATGGTCCTTTAGTAATAGTAGGACCACTAGGATATTGTTTAGTATCAATAGTAAAAGTAATATTACCACTATCAATAGTATAGTCAGGAATAATACGATCAATAAACATTAACTGATCACCATCTTCAATATCAAAATCTGCTGATTCAATATAAGAAGTTAAAGCCTGTCCATTACCCGTAAATATCCCTGAAGGTTCATTATCCCAATAATAATTATCACCACTAGCACTTACAGCACCAGTAGTAATTGTATTATCAAATACTACTCTATCTTCAAAAGTATTAAAGAAACCTGTACCAAATACCCAATGATTTTCTACTGTATTATAAATAATATAACGATCAGGTTCTAAAGCATCTGTAGAAGGATATAACCAAATTACTTCGTGAAACTCTGAATTAGTTCCTGCATAAACTTTATCACCTTGTGTCATATTAAAACTATCATAAATATGACGACGAACAGTACAATCAAGTTTTTGTACTCTACCATTAAAAGCAAAGAAGTCATTAATACCCATCCAGTAAGTAACACCTTCTAGTGCTACAGCAGCGTGTGGACCAATAAGACCTGCATTATTACCTAGTAATGTATTATTAAATATAAAAGGAGGACCAGTATAATTTAAACCATACATAGCACGATCAGTCCAAATATGTATTGCATTACGCGAACGAATACCACCGATAATTTCTGTACCATCTACTAACTGTATTTCACCGGATGTAGAAGAAATACTTGGTTGCCAGTTAGTAAAATCTTCTTGATCTGACCAGCGAATTAAAAGAGGATTGAAAATAGATGTACCAAATTCATTCGTTCCTAAAGCAATAACATGTCTATCATTAGGAGAAACAACAATACTATTAATCTTAGTAGGGCTAGTACTTACAATTGTTGCTCTTTCTGGAGAAGAACTTGCATCAGCATCCCAATAAAATAATTGTGATCCTCTACGAACAGCTAGTAAGTCTTCTCCCCAGTTATCCATTGACCATTGATTAGCAAGGAAAATAATATTAGAACTTTCTGCTGCTTCATTCCAAGCTCTTTCACCTGTAGTAGAAACACCAGCATTATAAACACCAGCACCATAACCTAGTCCTTGAATACTATCTGTCTGTTCTGTTGGTAATAAATAGTTAGCAGTAGCTATACCTACATCTGTAAGATTAGAATCTGCTGTAAAATTAACAGTAAATGCAAAATTATTTAATCCTGATCTACTTGTAATCTTATAAGTAGGTCCACCAAAACCTGATACTGCAAAATCAGTTCCTTCAGAAAAACCGGGTAAAGATGTACTTGTAAATTCAATCCAATCACCTACACTTACACCATGATTAGTTAAGCTAACAGACACAATAGGAGAACCAGCTTGTACATTCATTACACTAGTTAATGTTACTATTGTTGTAATAGGTGTTACATCATAATTATTATTATTATATAAAATATTAAGACGTTGTTCTGTTCCTGTAGCTAGATATTTTTCTGTATCATTAGATATCCAAGATATTAAATCTCTTGAAGTACCTATAATATCTTCAGAATAATGTTTACGATAACCTCTTAAATTCTCAGGTTTTCCTTCACGAAAACGTACACGATCACCATCAAACCACTTGCCTTCCTCAGAATACTGAGTAGACTCACGGTGAAAACCGGGTATAAAATTAAGTTTAGATAACCGAGAAGAAGAACTTGCCATTTACATTAGTCTTTCTTTAATTTAGCTGCTTCTAATATAGCTGACCAATACTCATCACCCGTCATATCATCAGAGTTAATCCCACGATTTGAGTTAATCAGCCCCATATGACCACAGAAATCACCTAATTGTTCTTCTGTTTTTATTTCACTCATATCTATTCCATTCTTATTAAACCACTTAATTCGATTATTACTTTCAATAACACTAGGCCATTCACGACCAACCAAATCAGCGAGATAATTAAGCGGCGCACACTCATCGCAGCACCCACCTCGCCAGACATATTCTGCGGGATCAGCTTCAGATCGCCACTGTCCGTAGCTGCCCTGCTCTGCACACCACAGATCGAAATCTCGGCCTGTCTTGCCGCTACTGACGTAATGATCGTAGCCACGCTGATAAGCACAACGCAGACACCAGATGTTAGTGCAGGTATCGACATCGCACGTCGTAATCAGTGACCGCAGTTCTGTTGGCAATGCTTCCAATTGCTCAAATCTGCCCGACATTTGTGCAGCAATCGTGTCGTAATCCGCATTTGCTGCGACCGGCTCAGTGACGCTGATACTCGGCAGATACACCGCCGCACCTGTGTCGCAGACCTGTCCGATCAAAATCGGGTGACGGTCTGTCGCGGTGTTCTCGACGCTGATGCCGATTGCTATTGCAGCAGCATTGTGTGCCGCAATCTGTGTGACGTAATTTTCGTACCTAGCCGTCGCAAATGCGTAGGTAATATTTTTAGTAAACCCTGATCGAACAGGACGTATATCGTCTGCGTAATTTATTGTCGGCAGGGTGACATACGACCGCTCAAACGTGCGGACGTTTGTTTCAAGCCAATCGCATATCGCGTCGAACTCTGCGCGTTCATTCGGTGCGCCGTCGTAGCCCTCAGTGAAATGCAGCGCCACGATTTCGTGGTCTGTGTTTGACAGAAACTGATGCAATGAATACGCGCTATTAACTCCACCTGATGCTGGTATCAAAATTTTCATTAACCTACAGTTCCTAAGATTGTTCCAGAATTATTAACTGTAATAGTACGACCATTTTTACGTAATGCGTAACCGGCTGCACCTCCAGCGCCACCAGCACCGGGATATGTAACTTCACAACCGAGCGCACCGCCACCAAAAGTACCACTTGAGCCTTGTGTACCATCTTCACCAAAACCACCTGCTGCTCCTGTTGAGCCGTAAGAGCCATAGATGATTGGACCTTGGCAGGTTTTACCATCGTAGTACTGATAACGTGACCCACGATTTCCGCCACCGCCTCCACCGCCACCGCCTGATCTAAGATTAGCACCGCTGGCAACATTAACTGCATATGAACCGCTTCCACCCGTATTGGTTTCCCAGTAAATAGCATCACCACCTGCTGAACCGGGTACGGCTATTAGTCCGCCACTAGTTCCCGTATAGCTATCAATATTTCCATTAATATTAATTACCACATCGCTGTCAGCGTTTAATGCTCCTGTTCTTAGTGGGTATGTAGTTAGTCCAAGGACTGTTACACCAGAAGCAATATTAACAATGATCTTGCTAGTACTAATAGCTGCTACATAACCTTTTGCCTCTGCAAGCGTAAGAATATTTTGCTCAAACGTATTTGAAGTGATATCAATAACTATAGTATTCTCACTTCCAAACCACATTGAGCTAAACATAGTCATTAACTAAAAGCCAACTGAGGTATGCCAAGTAAAATTCTATTATTTGCTACAACAAAATAGGGTACAATATCTACTGCATTTGCTGTTGTACTAAGTGTTAAACCAAGACCACCTGCTGTTTCATAATCTGTATCAAGGGTTACTGTTCGTGAACCAGTTGCGTCTTGAATAAAGGAAATAACTCCACACTGACCAACTGTCTCTGTTGAAGGATTAGTTAAAGTTATATTACCAGTAAGTGTAAGTACAAAGTTTTGTTTTGTAGCAAAGTCTAAGGTAATGTTACCTGTATTAGTAGCATCTATATCAGTATTAGCATTTACTGTACCAGCCGCAACAACATTACCACTTGTATTAAGAGTAGATGCTGATACAGCACCTGTAAATGTAGCTCCACCACCTTGTACTTGAGTTACATCTAATATAGATGTTGTGATACTAGTAGCTACAAGAACAGATGTTGAAATGCTTGTAGCATTAAGAGTATTAGCTGTAAAAGAAGTTACTGAGGTAGGAGAATCTATTCGATAAATGGATGTACCATTACAAGCTACAAAAGTATTTTCACCCTGCACAAGATTTAAAGCATTCCCTGCTGCTGTTTTCATTTGTACTGCAAAAGAACCTGTAGTATTCTCACGAATAAAATAAGTCTTTTCTTCAGCAGGAACAGTAATTGTTACATTAGCTGTCAGAGTACCTGCAAACTCTAAAGCAGCATTACGCGACTGATCTGTTGTTCCATTACTATCCGAAAGGACAATACCTGTACTGCTTACAGAAACAATTTCATAACCAGCAATAGCATCATCTATTAGATCAATAACATTAGTATTTAGAATAGCACCCCAACTATTAGGATTTTCTCCATCAGTTTGCTTTTCTAAACCTAGTCGATTTGTATATGTGCTTGCCATTATACTGTCCTTCTTTTAACTTTTTCTTTACACTCTGATTGTAAAATTTGTGTGTTTGCTTCTATTGTTATTTGCTTAATAACATTTGCATAGTTCATACAGTTTATAATATCAGGAAATGGTCCTGTCACAGAATGCTCTTTAATAGGTTCACCTGTAGGTAACAGTGTTATTACAATTACTGAAATATAATAAAACATTTAATTAAACTGATTATCAAACTCAGTTGTGTCTACAGCAATAGCATCATTAAAGGGTGTCATGTCTTCAGTAGTCCAGTAGTCTTTTGCTACCGTAATCTTCAGATGATCAACATTACGCTGAATCACTGTTTCGTCGTTAGCATACGCAGTAGGGTCAGCGATGACTGCATTAATAAGATTCACTGAATCCATTGCTGCGCTGTAGTGCTGTGCAATTTCTTCAGCAGTGATTTCATTTTCCATTTTCAATTTCCTTTTTAAGTGTTGCAACTTCAGCAGACAATTCCTGCACGGCTTTGACAAGAACAGGGACAAGTTTGCCGTAGCTGGCTTCTAGTTTTTCGGGGTTGTTTTTCAGCACGAGGCTGAGATAATCTTCAGCATCAGCATCGATCTGTGCTTTGTCAAGGTCTTGTGCAATAAATCCAGCTTCTTGCTCACCAACCTTTGCACCGTCACGCATGTTCCATGTGAACTTGACGGGTTTTAGTGTGTTGATAAAGTCAATGCCAAGCGGCAGTTCTTCGATGTCTTTCTTGTCACGACGATCTGACAGAGCAGAGATGGTCTGCACTTGGCAACGCAAGGATGATATACTGGAATTACCAAGAGTAATTTCATTGTTAACACCTGCGGCTGACGCTGCTGCATCGTGACCAATAATAGTGTTGTTGAAGCCCGTTGTTAGGACATCGCCAGCATCCCTGCCAATAATAGTGTTGTCATACCCAGTAGTTACATTTACCCCTGAGTAAGCGCCTACAAAAGTGTTATTCCCGCCACTGGTTAAATCATAGCCTGAATTACTGCCAATAGCGACGTTGGTGCTTGCTGTGTTAACACCTAAACCCATAGCATTATCGCCAATAGCAACACTATTAGTGGCAGTAGTTGCCTTATTAGCGGCGTTAAAGCCAGCAAAGAAGTTTAGGTTTCCGCTGGTTAAATCTTCACCCGCCCATTTTCCAAAAACGATATTGTTATCGCCCGTCAGAACACCTGAGCCAATAGCTGCATAACCAATAGCAATGGTGTTTTCTGGAGTGGTTGCATTAAATCCGGCTTGGTAGCCGCTAAAGAAGTTATGTTCCCCGCTAGTCAAATCGTTACCGGCTTCTTTTCCAATAGCAACGTTGCCAGCACCAGTAAGGACACCTGTGCTAATAGCGCCTCTGCCAATAGCAATCGTGTCATTAGGAGTAGTTGCGTTATAGCCCGCTTGATGCCCTATTCCTATATTGTAAGTGCCAGTAGTAAGTTTTCCTAAACTTTGATAGCCTAAAGATGAATTATGAGTACCAGTAGTAAGGGCATTTAAGGAGCTTGAGCCAAGAGCCGTATTGTAACTTGCTGTCGTTGCATTTTCGGCCATATCCGTGCCGACAAAGGAATTGCGCTGACCTGTCGTTAAATCACGCCAATTGGCTGCGCCAACAATAGTATTTCTCGAACCTGTAGCTGTACCCAAACCACCTTGATCTACGATAGAAGCACCAAGCATAGTGTTATAGCTACCTGTTGCCATAGCACCCACTTGGTAACCAATATATGTAGCAAGAGTGGCTGTAGTAGAATCGTTTCCTGCTTCATAACCTACTGCTGTCAAAGTTGCAGTACCTGATGCAGCAGCGGCTGCTCCAGTTCCAAGGCCAACAGTCTTACCAGAGTTGACTGTTATACCATCACTCAGACCATCAATATCACTTGCACCGCCACCACCAGCAGCTTCCCAGCCAGCTTCACCGTTGGCATCTACTGTCAGAACATAATCTTCGGTTGCTGTTGAATCTTTAACAGTGAAGTTAATTCCGGGAATACGGAACTTATCTACACTGGTGTTACCAAGTGTAATTTCGTTCGATACTGTAGCTGAAGAAGCATCAGCGCCGTTACCGATTACGGTATTATTATTACCTGTCGTGATCGAATCGCCGGAATCGTAGCCAACGGCGGTATTGTAATCCCCGCCATCTACCGAATCAAGAGTGTATGCGCCAAGCCCCGTATTGCCGATAGCTCCATTTTTTGCGTTTCTCATCGCAGCAAGACCAACTGCGGTATTTCCATAGCTGATGGCGTTGAAATTTACGCCATACAGCGCCTCTTTTCCGATGCCTACATTACTACTCCCCCCGTTAAATATGCCAGCTTGCGATCCAACAAATACACAGCTTGAAGCATCAGATGCATTTCCTGCAGCGTACCAACCGATCACGACAGATTCGTCGTGGTCAGTGCAAGCTTTAGCTGCTCTTGATCCAATTATCACGTCGTAGCCACCGGCTGTAGTTGTTGTTTCAGCCGCTTCATGGCCGATAACGACTGAGTCTATAGCCGTTGTTAGACTGTTCCCAGCACGATAACCGATTCCGACATTTTGATTTCCTGTTGTTATTTGCTGCAACGCAGTGTAGCCCAACCCTGTGTTTCGGTTTGAAGAACCATCGTCATTGACTAGGCAATTAGTACCTAAACCTATAGTTATTCCGCTGCTGTTTGTTAGAGCATCACTCAGACCATCAATATCAGTAGCACCACCACCGGCAGCAGCTTCCCATCCGGCTTCACCGTTGGCATCTACTGTCAGAACATAATCTTCAGTTGCAGTCGAGTCTTTAATGTTAAAGTTAATACCGGGGATGCGGAACTTATCTACACTGGTGTTACCAAGAGTAATTTCATTCTGAACTGTTGCTGAACTAGCATCAGCGCCGTTACCAATTACGGTATTATTACTGCCTGTTGTGATTGTATCACCAGCGTCATTACCAATTGCTATGTTGTTGCCACCAGTAGTAACATATCTGAGTGCGTCAGAACCGATTGCGATTGATTGAAAAGCAGTAGTTGCGTCATAAGCCGCTAAACTGCCGATAAAGTTGTTGTTATAACCACTGGTTAATTTGTTGGCAGCACTATTACCAATAACGGTGTTGTTAGCGCCAGTAAGAATACCATTTGATATTGTTTGATTGCCAATAGCAATAGTGTTAGAGGCACTTGTTGTGTTATAACATGAAGCGTATCCAATAGCAATATTGTTGCTGCCTGTGATAGCGCCAGAGCCACCATACAATGTATAAGAACCGAGAGCTATTGTATTGCCACCAGTTGTTATGCCAGTTCCTGCATTCGTTCCATAAAGGCTGTTGCTAGAGCCGGTGGTTAAATTCCGCCCCGTCTGATTTCCCATAACTGTATTTTCAGAACCAGTAGCAACATTCGTGGATATAGCGCCATAACCAACCACAGTATTAAAATTGCCAGTTGTTGAAAAAGCTCCTGCGTCCGCTCCTACATAGACGCTGAAGCTGGCGGTGCTACGATCCTTCCCGGCTTGATAGCCCAGAAACACGTTTTTTGCACCAGTAGTAGTATCTTCACCAGCTTTATAACCTAATGCAGTATTATTATTAGCAGTACCATCATCGTTGGTTAATGCGCCAGTACCAAGACCAACTGTTGCACCAGATGAATTAGTAAGAGCATCAGACAGCCCATTGATATCAGTAGCACCACCACCGGCAGCGTCTTGGAATGTAGGAGCAGAACCAGCACCATTTGACGTTAGTATCTGCCCACTTGTGCCAACAGCAGTTGCTCCTATAGCTGACGTACCATTTCCAAAAAGAACACCATTTGCAGTAAGGGTACTTGCTCCTGTACCACCATTTGCAACAGCTAGATCAGTCGTAAGTGTAAGTGAACCTGCCGCAATTGCACCTGCATCAGATATTGTAACGGTACTATTCTGGAGGAGTTTTCCGGTTGTAGAATCAAAACGGGCAATGGCATTGTCGGTAGAAGATGCTGGACCTACAACATCGCCTGATCCACTAGGAGTAGCCCAAACACCATCACCTCTCCAAAAGGAAGAACCTGAAGCACCTGTTCCTGCGTTTAAATTACTAACAGGAAGATTTCCAGTAACGTCAGCAGCTAAATCTATTTGATTGCGAGTAATAACTTGATTGATAATAGAAATATAGTCAGGTGTACCCGCTAATGTTACATCTTGTGTATTTAGGTTTGTAATAGAAGTAATAGCTGCTGTATTGTTAGTAATATTTGTATTTGAGTTTGCTATACTTGTTGCCATTGTAGCACTTACAGCAGCTAATTCAGCATCAGTAGCAAAACCCGAACCATCTCCTATAACACTATTAATAGAAGTAATAGCATTTGTATTGGTTGTAATATTAGTATTTGAATTACCAATACTTGTTGCCATTGTAGCTGAAAGAGCTACAGCAAAGTTACTTACAGAAGTAATTCTAGTGTTACTGTTCCCAATACTTGTAGCTAAAGCAGCACTTACAGCAGCTAGTTCAGCATCGGTAACAAAGCCTGTTCCATCGCCTATAACAGAGTTAATAGAAGTAATAGCATTTGTATTAGTCGTAATATTTGTATTACTGTTTCCAATGCTTGTAGCTAAAGCAACTGATGTAGCAGCTAGTTCAGCGTCTGTAACAAAACCTGAACCATCACCTATAACACTATTAATAGAGGTAATAGCATTTGTATTGGTTGTAATATTAGTATTACTATTCCCAATACTAGTTGCCATTGTAGCTGAAAGAGCTACAGCAAAGTTACTTACAGAAGTAATTCTAGTGTTACTATTTCCAATACTTGTAGCTAAAGCAACTGATGTAGCAGCTAATTCAGCATCGGTAACAAACCCCGAACCATCTCCTATAACACTATTA